TGGAGATGATCAAGGGCATCCAAGAGGCTATCCAGCCTTCCTACGGGGACTCCCGAAAAAACTCTTAAGGGACACTTACTCACAAGCTCGGGCGTATGTCTGGGCTCACGGTGGGTGTCCTGACAACATCCCAGCAGACGACATGCGGAACATTGAGATCATGCTGCATGACGGTTATCTGGGGAACAAGGCTATGCTTTTGGCCTTGAGTGGCTTTGCTACTGGGAACCTAAACGCTAAACTCCGACAGGGGAACAAAGCGTTTGAGATGAAGGATATTCTTCCTTCAACCCATGAGTACATTGTTCCTCCGTTGACGGAAGAGGAACAAAAGGTTGCCGTCAACAACAATCTGATTTCCTTCATGGCTCAGGCCCCAGGCGCGGAGAAGTTGTTTGGCGTACATACCCAATGAGCGAGGGGTCAAGTTAGAGGGATTTGCTGAGTTTGAGCAGCAACTTCGGGACTTGGCTCAAGGCTATCGCGCTGACCTAGTTGCGAGGAACACCCTCGTAAAGGCGGCGCGTAATGCTATGGTGCCGGTGTATCAGCGGGTTGAGCAGACTGCTCCCTATGATGAAGAAAACACCGGACCAATCCACCTTAGAGACACGGTCAAGCTAGACGCCAGAATCCCTCACGGCAGGGACAAGATGTCCAAGTACGTCAACGAGACGGACGCGGCTATTGCGATTGTTTCGGTTAAGAAAAGTTCGGTGTCACTTGCTCAGGAGTTTGGCACTAGCAAAATGCCAGACGGCCATCCTTTTTTAAGGCCCGCATTAGATAGTCAAGTTGAGACGGTACTTAGCGCACTGAAGAGCGAGTTAGCTTACATAATCCCTGCTTACGCGAAGCGACTGAATCGAAGGAAGAAGTAATGGCATCCAGCAACATTGCTCGACTTGGTGTCGTTCTTGGTCTTGATACTGCGTCATTTACTGCTGACGTTGACAAAGCTATTGCTGAGACTAGGAACCTCAAGGCGGCTATTACTCGAGAATCTAACGCTGCGGCTAAAGAGATTGTTGCTCTTAAATATGCCACTGAGGACTACGGCAAAGAGGTTTCCAAGGTAACGCAGATTGAGCGTGAGATTGCCGCAGGTAGATTCAAGAACGCGGCTCCTGCTCTTCAGCAACAGCTTCTTGCCCAGGCTAAGGCTTACGATGAAGTGTCTGCGGCAGGCAAGCGGACGATGGGGGTTCTGTCTGAGCAGCAGAAACTTGCCATCACCTACCAAACTACCGACCTTGTAACGCAGATCGCGTCAGGCCAGAACGCCATGATCGCTCTGCTCCAGCAGGGTGGTCAGTTGAAGGATCAGTTCGGTGGCATAGGCAATATGTTCAAAGCCCTAGCGGCGATGATTACCCCGATGAAGGTGGCAATCACAGGGCTTGCTGCTGGCGTTGGTGTTCTTGGTTTTGCTTTTTATCAAGGCGCTAGAGACGCAGCAGAACTCAGAGATCAGTTGATCCTGACAGGCAACTATGCAAACCTGACTCAAAAGACCTTCCTTGATCTAGCTGATGCGGTCAGTACAAAGACCAACTTGTCTATTGGCAAGACCAAAGACATCTTGATGGAGTTGGTCAAGTCTGGAAAGTTCACAGATCAGTCTATGGGTTCTGTCGCCCAGGCTATTGCCAACGTCACCAAGTTGTCTGGTGAAACGGCTACTGAGGTTGCCCAGAAACTAATACCTGCTTTTGATGGCGGCGCTTCTTCTATCAAGTCTCTCAACGACAGGATGCACTTCCTGACGCTTGAGCAATACAAGCACATTGTTCTGCTTGATAAGCAAGGCAAGGCTCAAGAAGCGGCCAAGGTTGCTGCTGATGCGCTGAATAAGAAACTTCAAGACCAAGAACGCCAAGTGGGCGACCTTGAGCGAGCTTGGACAAAACTGAAGAACGAAGCAAGTAGAGCTTGGAATGCTCTGCTTAATATCGGTCGTCCACAAACTCTTGAAGAGCAGCTGGATCAGATAAACCAGTTCATTACTGCTGCTGCAAATCAACTTAATAAGGCTAATCCTGACTCTGTTTATTACGGGAAACTGTTGCAGAGCTTTCAGGAGTTTGTGTCCAAGCGTCAAGCAATCCTTGACAAGATGCAGGCCGGTGAAGCCGCTGCAAAGAAGTCACAACAAGATACGCAAGCAATTAACGATGAACTTAAGTTTGGTGAAAAGCGTAGACAACTGGATTTTGAGAATAATCAGTTAATGCTAAAAAATGAAGTTGCTTTGCGAAAGCAATATGCAACTGAATTTGAGCGCATTGATCTTGAGACCGCAGAACAGGCTCAATTACTCATCAATGAAACCAAAAGAAAAGATCAACAAGAGGCAGGCAAATTTGCCGTAGAAAATGCAAGGATACTTAGCCAGCAGTTATATGCTCTTGATCTTTCCGCGCAAGAAAAGAGAAACGACCTGAGAAAGAAACAAGAGGCAAAGATACGAGAAGAGCAATATGCATTTGCTCAAGAGATGGAGCAGGCATTTACACAAGAGCTTGTTAGAAGGTCTGATATTGTCAAGTCAATTACTTTGCAGACTCAGGCAGAGCGGGAAAGCCTTGAGTACGAGATGCAAAAACTGATGCTGAAGAATTCTTTGATTGGCGCTTCTGACAAAGTTGTTCAGCTTGCGATGCTTGAGCTTGAAACGCAAAGGAAAATTGCCGAGATCAACGCAAATCCTGATCTTGATCCTAGCGAAAAAGCCCGTCAGGCAGCAAACATCCGCAGGAACCAAGGAATGCAAGAGATGTTCATCTCTATGCAGGAGTCTCTGAAGGCCACCCAGCGAGTCTACGATGCCGTGTTCGGGAACATGGAGAAAGCTCTAGAGAACTTTGTCCGTACTGGAAAGTTATCGTTCAAGGACTTGGCTCGGTCGATCATTCAAGACCTGCTTTTGATTCAACTAAAGGCTTCTGCATCAACTATTTTTGGATTCTTGAAGAACCTAATCCCTAGCGGGGGGCTTCCATCTTTAAGCGGTCAATTTGGTGTTGGGCCAACTGGATTTGCAAATGGTGGACAACCACAGCCAAACAGGTTGTCTTTGGTGGGTGAGCGAGGACCGGAATTGTTTGTGCCTAAAACTGCTGGGACAATCATTCCAAACCATGCGCTTGGTTCTATTGGCGGAACTCAGGTTGTCAACAACTACAACATTCAAGCAATTGACGTAAAGAGTTTTGAGGATAGGATCATGGGCAGCAGCACAGCGGTATGGGCGGCTAATGCCTATGCCAACAAGTCTCTTGCCATTGGAAGAGGACGCGCATAATGTCGTTTCAATCGATAGTCGATATTCAGCAGTCAATGACTGTGAATAACCGGCGTACTGTAGGACAACAAGTTTCTAGAGGCGGGCAGATCAGGACTGCTCAGTACCTCACCGCTGTGCCTTGGGTGTTCACCATCGTCCCGCATAACTATTTGTACTACCCACAGGTCCGAGATGTTATCCAGACGATTGACAACCTTGACCGTCAAACTGCTGCAAACATCACTTTTTCTAGCAGTAACCTTAGCTGGTTTACTGCTTATCGCGGTGGCTTATCTGGTGCCCAGGCGGCGGCGCTGACTCTGGCTTCTGTGCCTGCGGCTAACGCAACAACGATCTCTATTGGTAACTTGCCTGCTGTAGGAAGCTCTGTAGTCGTTTTGGCGGCTGGCGACTTCATCCAACTAGGTTCTTACGTCTACAAGATCACTGCGGACGTTCTAAGGGGCGGTGCGTCCACTGTGAACGCCACGATTCACCGGCCTGTGATTGGTACACCTTCTACGGGTACGCTGACCGCTGTAGGTTCTGCTGTGAGTTTTCCTGTGTACGCGGAGCAGTGCCCGACATACACTCTGACTCCAATGACCAATGGTGCTTTCGTGAACTGGGACGGTCCTTTTGTGTTTAGGGAGAACGTGGCTCCATGAGTACGACAATGAACGCGCTTTCGAGCGCAAATATAAGACACGCTGAGTTTGTCAGGCTTCAGATTGGCAATCCAGTAACGACGACTTACTCATTCTGCAATGCTGCCGCTCCGATTACGGTATCTGGAATCACCTTCTCTAATCTAGGAATG